AAAGATGCTCTTCTATAACCTGAACCTAATGAACTTGTATCTTTAAATGTCACTGTTTTTAATTGGTTACCAGAGAAGTTCAATGTTGCAATTGCACCTGAACCATCACCTCTTACTTTCAGATTTACTGATGTGCCTGAACTTAGAGTATAACCAGAACCACCTGATGTGACGACATAGTGATATATCTGACCATCGACTGATGCATTTTCTACATCCCATTGCGCTGAACCGTCATCTGATGCAGATACACCATAACCACCAACAGAACCGTCTACGGCTGCTTTTGCACCTATTGTTTTTACTGGAATAAAATCATTTGTGACAAACTTAATAACTTCTGATGCACCTAGAGAATACATAAACTTCCACATATAACCTAGACCGCCACTTGTATTATCATCTGATGTGACTTGTGGCACAGTTGTTGAAACAGTATCAGGTTTTACAGTTGAACCAACTGCTGTACCACTGGAGTTTCTGCCTGTTCTCAAACATTTGTATACTCTAAAGTCTTCTGTGATTACATAACCTCTGCCATCAAATATGTTGGTCACATTTGTGCCAGGTGTTGTTGTTCCTTCTCCGTAATCATCTCTGTATTCGTCATATATCACATCTTGTGTCCAGTTATATCTTACTAGACCATGTGACACATCTGTTCCTGCAACTTTTTTCAAAGCAATCATATTTTCATATGCACTTAACTCTTCTTGTTCTGCGTTTGCTGGTGCAGGTGGTTGATTATCGTCTGTCCACGGTTGTGGTCTGCCAATGAAAATGTAGTTCGTTTGACCTGTTTCTTCAAAATCTTCTACGAACTGCCTTGCATTGTGCGTTCTAAATTTTTCTGTTATTATAGCTGCCATTTTGTTTAACTCTCCAGTTTCTTATTAAACTATTTATAAGGATTATAGTTCAGAATTGGTAACATTTGATGAATTAACATAAGAACTAAACGCTATATTTGTTCTCCTTCTTGCTAAATCATCAAAATCATTTACATAGGTATTACCTAGTAGTGCATCCAACTGACTAATGGTCAATCCTTCTTCTTTTGATTCTTCCGATAATATCGAACTGATACCATCTTCCATTAAAATTTTATCTTCATCTTGTCTATCATATTCTGTATTAATGCCATTAACATTGTTAGCGGCATTTCCAGATTCTAGATACATGGGTCTAGATATTTTATAACAATTTTGAAATGCGATCTTATTTAGAGTTTTAAAAGTAGACCCTAATGGCACAAATGAATGCACACTTTCACCTGCATCTTCTTTTAACAATGCTAATCCGTCTTCTGTTATAATTCTATCTTCGTTCTCGTAATACAAGAATGGGTTTGATAACTCTATTGATCTTTCTGTGACAAAATACGCCCTATCTTCTGGAACTGTGTCGTCTTCGACCATTATACTGCCACTATCGTCTTCTAAAAGTATCTTATGTCCGTGCAAGTCTCTATCGAATGGTTCGTGTCTTAAAAAGTTCAATGGTTCTTCGTTCAATATTTTAGAACCACCACAGTGATTACCATCTGCATCGACTGTTGCACCCTCATATATTAAAACTTCTTCTTCTGGTTCAAATAATTGAAATACTAAACCTGAATCAGAAGGCCTGACATCTACTGAACCTCTCACACCTTGTTGATTTGAAGAATCGAAAGATACTCCAGAATCAGGAACATAATAACCACTTGATTTGTTAACAATATTTGAAACACTCAATGCATTATCTCTTCTTGGTGATTTTTGTGTGATTGCGCTAAAAGTGCTTGTTGTAGGGAAACTGTTACCTGATACTCTTGATGATATAATAGATTGTGTATCACTGTCGATAAATTTTCTCACACTTAAAACATTAACATGATGTGCATCTTTTATAGTTTCACCACCAATAGTAGTGTTTGTTATGGCATGTTTTAAGTCATTTATAAGTTTTAAACCACCGTCTACTTCATCTTTAGTTGTTAATATGAAGAATAGTCTTTCTCTACTTGCATGTGCAACATTATCTCTAGATTCTTCATTTTCTAATAGATGATTATCTTCTAGTAATATTCTAACAGGTGCATCTCTAGTTGACTCTTCATGCAACATATTATCTGTTGGAAATGCCTGTATGACTACAGTTGGTGTTAATTTAGATGATATGATACCTAATTGATTGTCTGCGTTTACTGTAAACGGATTTGTGTTTCCTGATTCGTCATATCTACTTTCTTCTTTTGAAGAACTTAAAATTTGAGATTTGATTGCAACTTCACCAAAGAATATGTGACCAGCTGGGTGAACTAACTCTTTTAATACTGATCTATATCTGTTAATAGATTGACCTACTTTGACAACATAAGAATGAGTCTGATAAAATTTACTATCTTGTATATGTGCATTTTCTTCTGACAAGAAACCTTGGTCGCTTAAGAAAGAGTCATTAAGATTACCCTCACCAGAAACTTTACCTCTTGCAGTGTAATTATCGTTCTTTAAGATTTTTAAAGTATCTGAAACATTAAATGAAACTTTCTCATTGTCAATGAATTGTCCATCAAGATTTGTATATTTTAAAATTTGTCTTTGATTGTCAAAAGACTGAACTGTTGCAGTTGCACCAGAACCAACACCTGTTATTGTAATTCCTTTTGTTGGTGTAGCAGTGTGACTTCTAATTAACATATTATGGAAAGAATCATTACTGATTAATGCATCGCCATCAAAATTATACCCTTGATCAGTGATTGTAAGTTTCTCAACTGCACCGATTTGTGATGACCATGTAAATAGTTTAGCACCAGTACCACTCGATACTTTTGCTAATGTGTTATTTCTTGAAGTAGAACCTGATGTTATCAATTCACCTGTCACAAATGTTCCTGTATTTGAACTAGACCTTTTTATGACAAGTCTGCCTTTGTCTTCTTCTATTCTTAATATTGTTCCTGTGGCGCCACCAGCACCAGTGACATTTGAACCTACTGAGTAACCTGAAAGGTCATCGAAGTAGAGATAACCACCTGGAAAAGCTGTCGGCATCTTTTCATAACCAGCACCAGGGTTTGTAATCTGCACACTTTGTATTGCTTGTGTTGCATTGTCTATGAATACTTCGTCACCACCCACTCTTGGTGTTGCATCTTCAAAAATTATATTATTCGTTTGTGCAACTATCTCTACGATTTCACCACCTGATAAACTTGGATTTGTAGTGAATGTAATTTTATCTAATGCAAAACTGTAAGTTGTGTCGGCTTGCAATACACCATTGATTAATACATCAACATCACCTGATGGTGGCAATGCGATAGGTTTACCATTATCGTCTACAACACCTAGACCACCAAATACTGTTTGATTACTTGATGCAGTAAATTCGTATTGATCTGTGGCAGTTGCGTTTTCTAATAATAGTTCTGCACCAGTGACACCTATTACTGCCTCTGCACCGTTACCACCTGTGCTAGTGTTATCGAATACAACAATGTCACCTGCCTCATAGTTTTGACCGCCTGCCTCTATGTAAACTTTTTCTATGCCACCTCTTGATAGACCTGTGACATTTGATTTGGCTGAAACTGCATCTGTATCAGTTTTACCACCAGAGAAGTTTATGACATCTTGTAATTCATACATTGAACCGAAAGATGTTTGTTCTAATAATAATCCGTTTCCGTCTTCATCTAGTATATCACCACTATTATCTTCTTGTGATATGTATACAGAACCATTTGAATTATCTACTGTTGATACAACACCTAATACTGTTGCAGTTCTAGTAATATCTCCGTCTCTATTGATAATCGATATTGTTCTATTAAATTCAAATTCACCTCTATGTGTTAGAGATATTCCAATCGAGTATCTATCACTCGCTTGATCTATAATGTAAACATTTTCTATAATTGCTTCTGCTGATACAAGTGTTGGAATGGCCGTATCATATTGCACAATCTTATCAGTTGCGAGTGGTATTTTTCCAGCATCAGTCATTCTGATAGCCATTCTTCTTTCTTCGTTGAATTTTGATTCTGATAATACTACTGTTTCATCTACAGGATATTTTATCTCTGCTTCTTCACCATACAGTAATCTCATCAAGAACTTGACTGAATCTGCGGTACCTTTTTGTTTATATAAAGAACCTATATTCTTTAATGTTAATCTTGCGTTTTGTGTCTCTCTTAAATCTAGAGACGGTATGAAATCTTTTTGAAAATATTGTAAGAATGTTTCTAATGTTTGGTCTATATCTGAGTAATCTAGTAATCTGTTGTTTGCTACTACGCTGTTTTCTTTATATGTCTTTACTTTACCAGATTGTTGACCATCTCGTCCTGTAATTTTTTCGCCTACTGCGAATCCTGTTCCAGATATAGAATCTACTATTAATGTATTACCACTAATAACTTTTATTTTTGCAAGTGAACCATTCGTTTCACCAAAAATATATTCACCCACTTTTAATGGGTCTAATGGTTTGCCGTTAACTAATTGTTGTGTTAAAAGTTTTTCTTTGCCTGTAGCAGTGTCAAGATTGGTACCCGTTTCTAACAACACTGCAGCTGCTGTCTCCGAGGTACCAACCTCTAACTCTACGCCCTCTAACTCTGTTAACGAGTCATCTTCGAGGACAATTATTTCTGATTCTAGGTATTCGAAATACGACTTTAAAAATAGTTCAAAGACTGGTGCCTCTTCCTGAATCCAATCAGGAAGTAGACTAGGCAATCTAGTCGATAATCTATCTACAATGTGTTTTTCAAATGCCATATTTAATCAGTTATTATACTGTTGCTGATGAACCAGTACCAATTACACTAATTGGGTACCAAACTAATGAACCCTCAGCACCTAGAGCGATACAGATTACTGCACCACCTGTTTCTAGAACGATGTCATTACTTGATGAACCATCTGTCCATGAGGTTACATTAATTATTAAATCATCAGAATCATTATCGTCTTTTCTTACGATGATTTTTAACTGACCAACAGATGATGCATTAGGCAATGTCATTGTGACATTTCCAGATGTGCCTGTTAAATCAATTAATGATACTGCTTTTGTTGCACTAACAGATGTAGCAGTCTCATCTAGAGACTCAACATCGTCTAATGCTAAGTAAGTTGGTATATTGTTGAACAATCTACTCAAACTCATTTTCTTGTTGACTGGAGTTCCAGTTGGTGAGTCAACAATATGTAATAAATCTATTGCGTGAACATCACCAGCTGCTATCTCTGACAACGCTGTTATTTTCTTATCTGCCATTCTCTTTTCCTCCTATAATCCAATTGAATGGGAAACTACTCATGGTAAATGCCATGACCACCTTTTTCATATTAATAACTAGAACTAGATGTAGATGTATAACCTACACCAGCGCTACTTTCACCACTTGATATGGTGTCTACTTCACCTGTTACCTTAATGTCATCGATGCTTATGTCAATCAAAGAACCTCTGATTGCAACTACATCGTCACTTGCAGGTATCACGGTGTAATCGATTGATGTATCACTGTTTACAGTTGAGGTAAACTTGATGGCATTAATCGAAACTTTACCACTGGCATAATCAATTGTGCCAGCAGATTGATCTGCGATGACTCTTGTTGTTCCTGATAATGAGAATCTTCTCACATTTCCTGAACCATCGTCATCAAAAAAATATGTGTTGACTGAATCACCGTCAACTTTAAAACCTGTTGTTGAAAGAACTCCACCACCATCTTTGTTATGACCATCATGTGGGTGGAAGAAACCATTACCAAACTCTATTACTAATCCCTCTGATTTATCTAAAACTATTGGTTTTCTTTTTCTTAATCTGATATTTGATATATTAGATAGAATTGCACTATCTGAATCGTCAATTGATTTTACTAAATTAGAATGTCTGAATATACTATCAAAGTTGTTTAGATTTGCATTATCGAAATCTATAATTGCATTTCTTACCACAGTTTCTAATTCTCCTTTTGATAATGTAGTTCCTGTTTCATTATATTTAAAATTAGTTGTAATTAATATTTTTACTATCTCTGCATCTACAATAACTGGTCTAACAGTTAACATATTAAGTTGATTTAACTTATTTTGAACTTGTGTTTTTTCTGCGACTGAGAGATAATCTGAGTTTTGTGGTTTCAATGATATGAATACTTTACCATACTCAGGTGGGTCGTTATCTTCACCACCCCAAACTGCAACTGCATCGGCATTTGGATAGTATTCACTTACTTTTGCCTTGTAGTCATTGAGTGTGACTAATCTGTTTTGTGATGTATAGAATTTAGTCGCCTTAAATTTTATAGACTCTATTGATTCTTTCTCTGCACCACCAGCCGATGCTGAAGTAGATGTTATTTCTACGATATTGAATCCGTTTATTGCCTCTGACATCGAAAATAGACTTGCACCATCGACATGAAATTCATCGACTATAACATATGTTATACTGATAACATCGCCGTCTAATAAACCTTGACCTAAAACTCCGTCACCAAAATATATTTCAATGAAACCCTCTTCATTTTCTTGTGCATAGAAAACTTTACTTGAACTTGAAATTGTAGATACTTCTGTAGACAATGCATACTTAGTTAAAGTACCGTTTGAGTCTACTTGAACTTCTATTGTAGATTTATCAACTCTTGCGTTTGATAAAACAAATTTTGAATTCTTAATCTGTGTATCGAAAATATATGAATCAGTATTATATTGACCTTGAACTAAATTAACACCAGTCCAGTTAAAAGTTTGATTTGACCTTTGTGGCACAACTGAATCACTACAAACAAAATTATAAGATATACCGTCAAAAACAGTCGAGAAGTTTTGACCTCTAGGACAAATCATATCATTCTCAGTAGGTATTGTTTGATCTGCATTTTGAACATTTGTCATTCGTAAATCGACTATTGCTGTTGATGCCTTTTCTGATGCAGGTGTGAAACCTAAATCTTTAGCACGAGAAACAACATTCTTTCTGATTTGAGCAGAATCTAAAAATAATTCTGAAGCTGCTATGTTTGTATTGACTGCGCCTATATGTGATGTATAAGCTAATAGATCAATTAAAACACCTAAGTTGGCGCCTTCGAAATTATAATCTTTAAACTTCTCTTGACCTTTTAAATAAGTTTTTAGATTTTCTACAATATTGTCAAAATCTAAATCTGTTGCTGTTATGTTTGAACTTTTTACTGACATTACCTTACCCTACTTAATGTAAATTCTACTTCTTGAACACTTGACGAACCAGATATTGTATATGCTACATTCACATTAATTGTATTATCATTCTGAATAACATTTATGTTTGCTCGCCCGACTCTAGGTTCTAATATCTTAATTTCCTCTACAATTCTTTCTTTTATTCTTTGACCTATGATAGGGTCATTAGCTTCAAAAATCATACCTCTCAAATCTGCACCAAAATTTGGTTTAAATGGTCTTTCATAATGATTTGTTAAGAGTATATTTTTTATAGATTGTCTAATTGCATTTGCATCTTTCTTAGTCACTATGTCACCCGTCACAGGATGAGCCGTAAAAGTTAAATCTAAATCAGAAAAACTTTCTTTGTTTGATACTATCGATGCACCTGATTTTGTGTAATCTCTTGTTGCCATCTAACTATTTATACTCCTACACATTAACAATTGAAACTGTTTGCCCATTTGTTGGTGGTGTTTCAAAAACGAGTTTATTGCCAACAACTGAAACTCCAGAAGTAGATTCTTCTAATGAAAGTTTATCTGGTGAACCCTCACCACTTGGTCCTAATTCATCAGTCTCTAACAATATATTACCACCATCTTCTAACCCTAATTTATCTTTCTTACCATCTAAAAAAATTAATCTAGAACCTGCCTCTGATGGTAATTCAAATTCTGTTTCAATGCCATTTGCGTTGAAAAAATTTACACCTCTGTCTCTGTCAAATGATGGTGCTCTTAATGATTCTCTTTTTGGTGTTCTAGTGACTGCCATGACACCTGCGATTGTTGGTAATGCAAAATCAATTTTGAAAGGCATGCCAATCAGTTTTAGTAAATCACAAAATGTAAAGAACAAGAATTTGAAAATAGCACTTAGACCTATTGCATCAAAAAACTTTTTAACAATTTTGACCCAATCAAATAAAAGTTTTTGAGTAAGTTTATAGACAAAATCTTCTAATGCAATTTTGATTTCTGATACTGTCTCTTCTAATGATTCAACTGTTCTATCTATTGCACCACCTATTATCGATCTTAAACTAAACCCTCCGATATTGATACTTTCTAATGCATCTACAATACTAGTGTTTATATCATCTATCTCTTTTCTAATTTTTTCTCTTGCATCACCTACAGCAGTAGAGAGTTTTTCAAAGAGTCTCTTTCTTTTTTCTACTAATGCTTTTGTTAATCCGTCTATGATAGCGGCTACATCAAATGTGAAAAGGCCTGGTAAACCTGGTAAACCCAATGCATCCCATATCTCATCAAACTTATCTATCAAACCTTTGAAAGCGCCATGTAAATTACCTGATAATATTTCTTGTATTTTAGTTTTGATATATTGCCAACATAATTTAGCCTTCCATTCGTCACATGTCACACCTAACTCGCCATCAAATCCCTTAAATGTATCAGGTATCAATGCAAAAAATTTATCAACTTTTCCTGCTATCTGAGTTTTAACTCTTAATTGTTCTTCAGCAGTAAGTATTTTAATTATGTCTATGTTTATACCTAAAATGTTTACTTTTAATTTTACTGGTATAATCTTTGATATTAACTCTGCAATTTTAGCAGGCACAAAAATTTGAAACTCTTGTAATAGTTCTGTAATCGCATCGTTGATTTCTTTTTGCCAATTACGAACTTGTCCTTTTTGCCAAAAAGGTGATAACAAATCTGCAAACTTATCAATGAACTCTTCAATGTCTTCTATGACTTTGTTTATTTCTTCTTTGACTTCATCTTCGATTTTATCACCTAGTTGAACTATCTCTACTCTAAGTTTACTAGGTATTTGTGCAATTTTATTTAATGCATTGACTAAATCTTCTTTTGTGGGCAAAGAAAATATATCATCTTCTGGACAGGT